GGTGATTTTAAACCCAAGCCGTCGCTTAAAAGCCAAAGGTGTGAAGATGACCACGTTTAGAAACGGCGTGCATATTGTGAGAACCGTGGCAAATGAACAAGGCGTCATGGTGTATTGGTAAGGGGGTTGAATGCCGAAATATCGTCAAATCTACGCCGTTTACCGCGGAGAAGAGAATCTAGGCGACGGCACGGCGGATGAATTAGCAAAGAAATTTAACATACAAAAGAAAACACTGTATGCGATGGGGTCGGAAGCGATACTCAAGCGCAACAAAGGCAACAGATTAATCGTTATTAAATTAGACAAAGAAGAGGTTTAACTATGGCAAAAGTAACAATCGAAGGCAAAACCTACTGGCGTGACGCAACAGGCACGCTTACCCCGGAAGAACTGGTGCGTGATATTGACAAAGAGCGCGATGAGCTGGTGACCGCTTGGGTGGAAAAAGGCAAAGCGTTAAATCGCCAAATGGGCGAGTTTAAAGACGGCATTTTTGGCGACATCGGCGCGTTTATTGAGCTTTCCGCCGAGAAATATGGCGCGAAAGTGGGGGGAAATAAAGGCAATGTGACGCTGTTTAGCTATGACGGCAAATACAAAATTCAGCGAGCTATAAATGAAAATTTACAGTTTGACGAACGTTTACTGGGCGCCAAAGTGCTGATTGATGAATGTTTAGATGAATGGTCGGCAGGCTCACGCCCTGAACTGAAAGCCTTGATTGAGCGGGCATTTAACGTGGACAAAGAAGGCAACCTCAACACATCCCGCATTTTGGGCTTGCGCCGCGTTGAAATCCAAGACCCGCGCTGGTTGCGCGCTATGCAGGCGATTAGCGAAAGCGTGCAAGTGGTGAGCAGTAAAGCCTATGTGCGGATGTATGAGCGTGTTGGCGACAGCGACAAGTATGTGCCAATTCCGCTGGACGTGGCGGGGGTTTAAATGGAGATGACCTACAAGGACTTATCCGAGTTAGCCGTTGAAGTGGAACGTGCAGGCGATTTGAGTTATGCCGCAACGATTTGGGAAAAAGCCGCATTAGTGGCAAAAAATCCCGAAAACCAAAACTGGGCAGAATGCCGCAAAGAGTTTTGCCAGCATTGGTGGGCAAGGCTCAAGAAAAAAGGAAAAAAAGAGACCGCACTTAACGAATAAAGCCCATTTACAGCGCATTTAAGCACGGTTTAAGTGCGCTGAATAATGAGTTTTAGCAATAACAACTAAGGAGCGAAGAATGGCTAAATATCTCGTCAGGCTAGATTGCACGGTGGAATTTGCAATCGAAGCCGAAAACATGCAACAAGCGATGGACGCTTGCGATTGGAATAACAATGACATTAATCAAATGGCGCACCTCATCACGGAGGTTTATGACGTGATCGAAGTTGAACCAGTGCTATCCAAGGGGGATGAATACGATGATTGAAAAAGAGAGAAAGTCGCATGTGACTATCCAACTGGCGCAAATGATTGAGCAGTTAGAAATGGCCAAGGAAATGTGGCTCGAAGATGACGAAATGGCATGCTTGAAGCTGTTACAAGCGGCAAGCAGAGAAATGAAATGTGTGGTGTGGAAGATTACGCCGGTGTTGGGGTGAGTATGGCAGAGCTAACAGTAGAAGATCTAAAAGTTGGGCATGTTTATTCGGCAAAACGCCCTCAAACATACGGATTCCCCCGTTTATTGGGAGATAGACAAATCCTTTGGATTGGGATGATTTATGACAACAAAGAAGGGTTCGTTCAGGGGGTGCAATATGACAGCCCGTCAGTAAAAGATGGACGACATTATCCGAAAATTAGCGTAACTAAATTTTTAAAATGGGCAGACGCTGATGTCACGGAAATAATGCCTAAGGGCGAATGGAGAAAGGGGTAAATATGGAACAAGACAAACTGCTCAGAAAAATCAAAAAATTGTTGGCGTTGAGTAAGTCAACCAATCCGCACGAAGCGGCAAGCGCACTGGCAATGGCGCAAAAGCTAATGGCGGAGAATCAGCTTAATCAGTCACAAGTTGAATTTAGCCAAGTCCACGCTAAGCAGAAAACCGCTATGAAATCCGCTAGATATGTGCACATGTTGATCTCTGTGATTAAAAAGGCGTTTGGCGTTGAGGTTTATTTATCTAACACGTATCCCGGAGATGAATACGGCGAAAACAAAATGCATGTTGTGTTTTACGGCGCGGAAGAACGACCTGAAATCGCGTCTTACTGTTTTGATGTGCTATATCGTCGATTACAAGCGGCGCGCAAAGCGTTTTTAGATACCCAAAGCAAACGTCTAAAACGTAACACGCTGATTGCTCGGGGAGATTCTTTTTGCGAAGGCTGGGTGGCCGGCGTGAATCAGAACGTTAAACGGTTTGCAATGACACCGGAAGAAAAGCAAAAAATGGAAACTTACAAAGCAGAAGCGTTTAAGGAAGAGAAATGGAGCGAAACCAAAATACGTGAGAAAGGAAACTCTAAAGACTACGGTTTGGCGCAAAGTGCAGGCTATAAACAAGGCAAAGAAGTTACGCTGAATCACGGTGTGAATGGGAAGGAGACGGTTAAGTTGGGGGTGAGAAAATGAGTGACAAAATTTATGAGTTTAGAAAAGTTGAAGACTTTTTGCAGTTAACCGAAGAACAGTTTAATCGTTTCTTGCCTGATTTTATCCATTGGTTTGCTATTCGCAAAACATTTATACAAAAGAAACAAGTAGCTATCGAAGAGCTTGGTGTTTTTGTGCAGGTTAATCCGGAACCGGTTATTAAGTGGAAGGATGATGGAAAAACTGGGGTTGATGGTTACGAAGTAACGATTAGACACCATCAACATGGCGAAAATGATATAAAAATCAAGGTAAAAAAGGAGTAAAAATGAGCATATTTATCACACACGGCAACCGTTTAATCGACTTTGCTAACCCACAAAATAGCGACATCCATATTGATGACATTATTCATCATTTAGCAAGGATTCCGCGCTTTGGTGGCAAATTAGATAGACATTATTCGGTTTTGGATCACAGCGTTTACGCCGCAATGATTGCAAAAACGTATATGAAAGCAGATGAAGAAACAGTATTCGCGGTATTAATGCACGATGCACAAGAAGCTTATTTAGGCGATGTGCCAACGCCGCTTAAAAACCTACTACCCGAATATAAATTAATTGAAAAAGAGTTTGAGCGGGTTATTCAAAATCAATTTGGCATTAAGATGACGGCAAAAATGAAAGATCTGGTAAAAACCGCTGATTTATTAGCGCTAAAAGCGGAAAAGCGGGCTTTTATTAATACGCCACCGGAACTCGAAGTACACTGGAATTTTTTATACGGTCTTTATAGTGTCCCTGTATCGCCGGAAGATTGGTGTGATGACAGTAGAAGACAATTTAAGAATGCTTTTAACTACTACAACAAAACTTTAAATTTGGGACTTGAGGAGATCAAAAAATGAAAAAATATTTTGCTTATGATGCATTAGAACGCGAGTTCACAACGCATGACACGCTAGAAGAAGCTAAATCACAAGCGCAAGACTATGTCGACCATACTTTTGACATTGGCGCCGATAACGGTTTCGGAGATGACCTTGAGGACGGCATAAAAGAAACGTGTTTTGGCGTTGCGTTAGGCGGATTTGATTTACCGACCCGCTCCCTCACAAAAGAAGAAGAGGATATTTACGGCGATCAGTACACTTACATGGTAGAAAATCCGGTGCTTGTTGAATATCCGCAAAACAATGGATGGATTAAGTGTTCTGAGCGGTTGCCTGAACGCGCAGAAAGAGTATTAGTGTTAGATGATGATATGTCATGTTATTTCGCCGCATTAAAGTTTGATGGCACTAGAAAATATTGGGAGTTGGAAAGTTATGACCAAAACATTGGTTATGGTGTAAATGTCTCATTTGATGAGATTTTGTATTGGAGACCCGAATTAGATTTACCTCAAGATTAGAACATATTTACAGCCCATCAAATCTCCCCTAACCCCTCTTTACGAAAGAGGGGTATTTAAGTGGGCTGAATAATGTGTTTTAAACCTAGTTTAAAGGAGTTTTAAAGGTGAAATTATGCCGTTGCCCTATTTGCCACAGTGACATCCATTTGGATGCGCTGTTGGAAGATGATGCCGGGCGTGAGATGTTGGGGATTATCACGAACTTGCGCGGCGACAATGCCCGTGCGTTGGTGAGTTATATTGCCCTGTTTAGACCGGAAAAAGCGGCGTTATCCAACTCAAGAGCATTAAAATTAATGCAAGAAGTATTGGGGATGTA